GGATCTACCGCGGTGGCACGCGCGATCGCATCGAGCCGTTACAGATAGGCGCTAACAACCCGCTGGGCCTCAACCTGGAAGAGCAGCGTCGCACCGCGATCCGCGCGGCGTTCTATGTCGACCAGCTTGTACTTGGACAAGGGCCGCAAATGACTGCAACCGAAGTAGTACAGCGCACGGAGGAAAAGATGCGCTTGCTGGGTCCGGTGTTGGGCAGGCTCCAGGCGGAATTGTTGCAGCCGATGATCGAGCGCGTGTTCGCGGTTCTCAACCGGCAGAACAAGCTACCGGCGGCGCCGGAGTTCCTTAACGATCGTGACCTGGACATTGAGTACGTCAGCCCGCTTGCGAAAGCGCAGCGGCAGTCTGACGTCCAGGGCATCGTGCGTCTGTTCGAATTGCTCAGCCCGCTCGCTGGTATAGACCCGACTGTCTTCGACCATTTGGATACCGATGGGCTGGTTCGCTACATGCTGCACACGCTATCGATCCCGGCCCGCGTCACGAAGGGCGAAGGCGAGATCATGCGCGAGCGTTCGCAGCGTCAAGAGCAGGCACAGGTCCAGCAAGAACTAAACGAAGCAACGCAAACGGCCGAGGCTTTGGGATCGGTCGCGCCTGCGATCAAGGTGTTGCAGCAAGGCGCAGGCTAGATGATCGAAGACCTGCGGCAGGACGCAAAGCAGATCCTGCACACCGACGAAGGCGACCGGTTGCTGGAAGATTTGAAGCGACGGTACGGGTTCTATCAGCCGACGTTTCGCAGCGACCCATACGAAACAGCATATGCCGAAGGGCAGCGCAGCGTGCTGCTTTTCATCCTGTCGCTAATTAGCGACGACAAACCACCACAAGGAGAAGAGAACAGTGTCTGAAGAAGAACAGGTAGCGGAGGTCTCCGAAACGGAGGTAGCCCCGTCTGGCGACTGGAAGGACAACTTGCCCGAAGACATCAAAGGGCATTCAGCGCTTGGGCCGATCAACGATGTTGAGAACCTAGCGAAGGCATACGTCAACGCGAGCAGCATGATCGGGCGCGATAAGATACCGCTCCCAGGTGAGCAGGCGAGCGCGGAGGATTGGGCCGAGGTATACAATCGCTTGGGTCGACCGGAGTCGGCTGAGTCGTATCAAATAGACGCGGGCGAGACACCTGACGGTGCATTGGTCGATTGGTTCAAATCGACCGCCCACGACATCGGGCTGAATAACAAGCAGGCGCAACAGCTAGTGTCGGCCTACAACGACATGGCCGTGGCGCAGGCAGAAGCCGGTCCCGATTTGGAAATGCTGCGCGACCAGGTCAGCGCGGATTTGCGCCAAGAGTATGGACCAGCGTTCGATGACCGCTTGGCGCTTGCTAATGGTTTAGTTTCTAATTTTGGCGGCGATGAAATTACCGAGATCGAATTGGCTGACGGCAGTCTGCTCGGTGACAATACCGATTTCATCAAGGCGATGGTTTCGGTTGGCGAATACATCCGAGACAGGGTCAGCGAAGACGACTTTGCTGGCATCGAGAAGTCGGACATGTCGATGACGCCGATCGAAATCAATGACAAGATTCGGGAGATTGAGGCACCTGACAGCCCGCTGTGGAGCAACGCGCATCCGCAGCACACGGCCATGATGCAGGAGCGCAATCGCCTCTACGAAATGCTCTACGGCGACGAAGCCGCCTAAGAGATATCGGGGTAGCCGGTTACGGTCCCGTGCTTGAGTAAAAGTAACTCCGCCGATCGCAGCGAATGCGAAGGTCAGGTCCGCGCCTGCGGGTAGCCATCCGATTTTTCCCTAACCTTACCAAGGAGAAACGCTTATGAGCGTTCAGATTACTACTGCGTTTTCGCAGCAGTTTTCCTCGAACGTGGCTCTGCTCTCGCAGCAGCGTGGAAGCATACTCCGTGGCGCGGTGCGCGAAGAATCCGTTGTCGGAGAAAAATCTTTCTTCGACCAAGTTGGATCCGTCGCAGCCGTCAAGCGGACGAGCAGACACGGTGACACCCCGATCGTGGAAACACCCCACTCAAGGCGAATGGTGACCCTTGAAACCTATGAGTGGGCAGATCTCAATGGGATCTCCGCTTAGTAATAAGCGTGAACAAACTGGGTGAACTGCTGGAAAGCTAAGTCCGCAAGGATATGCCAATCAGCAGCCAAGCTCGAAAGAGAAGGTTCAGAGACTATCCGCAAGGAGTACACCGCAAGCGCGGTGGAAGCGCCCAGCCCCCGCAAGGGGTGATGATATAGTCCGATCCTGCGCGAAAGCGTAGGCAGCGAAAGCGGGTCGAGGTTAGCGCCCCCGACTGAACTTATACATTGACGATGCTGACAAGGTCCGCATGCTTATTGATCCAACCTCGACTTACGCCCAGGCAGCGGCCGCGGCAATGGGTCGTGCGATTGATGATGAGATCATCGCCGCTGCCACTGGCACGGCAAAGACCGGCAAGTCGGGCAGCACGTCCACTTCTCTCCCGGCAGGGCAGCAAATCGCTGCCGGTTCAGCAGACCTCACGTTAGCGAAATTGCTGAGCGCTAAGGAGATCATGGACTCCGCTGACATCGATCCGAGCATCCCGCGTCACATCGTGTGCGCCCCGGCGCAGATCAGCAGCTTGCTGAACACGACTGAGGTAAAATCGAGCGATTTCAATACGGTGCGTGCCTTAGCTCGCGGCGAGCTGGATTCGTATCTGGGATTCTCGTTCCATGTTTCGAACAGGCTTACGGTTGCCTCTAACATCCGCACCTGTTTCGCATGGGCGCAGGATGGTCTGATGCTTGCCGTTGGCAAGGATCAAATGTCACGCATCGAGGAACGGGCCGACAAATCCTACTCTACTCAGGTGTACTACTGCCAGACTGTTGGCAGCACCCGGATGGAAGAGGAAAAGGTCGTCCAAATCCTCTGTGATGAATCTGCATAAGGAGGACTGAAGAATGGCTACCGTTTATTCTAACGTCCGCACTGACCTGACGCAGGACGATCCTTCCGAGTTCGTTAAAGCTAACCAGATTGCTGGTCGTATTCGTGTCGCTCACGCGTCCTACGAAGCGTCCTCGCTGGCGGCAGATGACGTGATAGAGATGTTCTCGCTTCCGCATGGGGCGCGCATCCTCCACGGTTATCTGTACTTTGATGACCTCGGATCTGGCACCACGATGGACGTGGGTCACGCCGCTTACACCGACAGTTCCGGCAGCTCAGTTGCTGCCGATGCTGACGAATACCTCGACGGCCAGGACACCGCTTCGGCGGCTGGTCGCGCGGATGTAGCGGCTACGCTCGCGCTCGGTGCGAACTCCGTTGTCGATCTTGACCAAACGGTCAAAGACAATGAGTTCGTCGTGACTGCAACCAACCTCGGCGCTGCCGCAACCGGCACTGTCGAATTGGTGATGTTCTACGTTGTGGACTAACCACTCAGAGAGGGGGGGCTTTTGCTCCCCCTCTTTTTTTTAGGATTGGGCAATGGCATCAGATGTCGACATCTGCAATAGCGCGCTAAACAACATTGGCGCGTCAAATATTATTGCACTGACTGAAGACAGTCGCGCTGGCCGTCTATGCAACCAGCGCTTTACCTTTGTGCGCGACAGCGTGTTCCGCTCCCATCCTTGGAACTGTTTGATTAAGCGAGCGACGCTCGCACAGGATAGCGACGCACCCGCATGGGAATATGCGTACAGCTATCAGTTGCCGGCCGATCCCTTTTGCCTTCGCATCTTGGAGGTTGAGGGCGAGAAGGACGGCGTCGAGTATGTCATTGAAGGGCGCAAGCTGCTCACCGACGAGGGTACAGTTAAGATCCGGTACATTGCCCGCGTCACCGATCCGAATGAATACGATGTCCTGCTAACGGAAACTTTGGCAGCGGCGCTTGCCGCGGATCTGGCGTATCCGATCGCGAACTCGATTGGCTTGCAACAGGCAATGTATAGCGTCTACCAGGCGAAGCTGAGCGAGGCTCGCTTCATCGACGCGACCGAAGGAACGCCTGACGTTATAGGCGCGACTGATTTCATTAACGCGAGAGTCTAATGGCGCGATTAAGTTACGCGTTTTCCAACTTCACGTCGGGAGAGCTTAGCCCGCGACTGGATGGTCGGTTTGACCTGTCGAAGTACCGCAACGGCTGCTCGACGCTGGAAAACTTTGTCGTCCATCCGCACGGCGGCGCAACGCGTAGACCAGGCAGTTATTACGTTGCGGGCGTCAAAACGAGCAGCGCGAAAACGCGGCTGATACCGTTCGAATTTAACACTGAGCAAACTTACATAATCGAAGCGGGTAACCAGTATTTTCGTTTCTACAAAGACAGCGGACAGATCACGTCGAGCGGTTCGCCGTATGAAATTTCCACCCCATACGCAACCGCCGATTTATTCCAACTAAAATTTGCGCAGAGCGCGGACACGATGTTTATCGTGCATCCAGATTATGCGCCGCGGAAACTGACACGCACCGGCCACACTGCCTGGACGTTGACTGAGGTGACCTTTGAGTTCGGCCCGTTTCTGGATGAAAACACAACCGATACCACGCTGACCGCCAACGGGCGGACAGGAACTGTCACCCTCACCGCGAGCGCTGATTTGTTTGCGTCGACTGACGTCGGTCGGTTGGTGAAGATACACGACGGTTTCGCAAAAATAACGGTTTTCACCGACGCGCGAAACGTCAACGCGACAGTGCAGGAAAACTTAAACGGCGATGCTGAGCTGCTTCCGTCCTACACCGCTACAACTATTTCCTTCAAAGAAGGTGACCCGTCTTCCACTGGCGCGGAACACAATGACCGGATTATCGACAGCGGTAAAAATTTCGTAGATGAAGGGTTTGCTGTTGGTCAGACTGTCACTGTCTCCGGCACGTCATCAAACAACGGCGATTACCTGATCGTTGATGTCACAGACGACACGATACTGACGTCGCCGTCAGACGATCTTGCAGACGAAAGTGCTGGCGGTTCGTTTACGATTGCCGGCAAGTTGGAAGCGACTGACGAATGGAGCCTTGGCGCTTTTTCTGAGACGACCGGTTATCCGGGGGCGATATGTTTTTTCGAAGAGCGGCTGGTCCTCGCAGGAACGTCTAACCAACCGCAAACGATATTCTTTTCTGAAGCGGGTGGCTTTGAACAGTTCGCTAGTGGCGCAGAAGATGCCGACGCGATGACCTACACGATCGCATCGGATCAGGTGAACATCATCCGCTACTTGGCGCCAGGTCGTGCGTTAGTGATCGGCACAAGTGGTGGCGAGTTCATTGCAAGTTCCGGCAGCAGTGCCGATCCGATTTCGCCCACGACAATTCAGATCAAGCGGCAGACGCGCTACGGCACCG